CACACCGGATTGCCTTCAAGTCAATTGCAGCAGATTGCAACAATTGATCCTGCAGATCCTTCAGCCGCTTATGAGGTTAAGTAATGCCTTATTTCATTTCGGACAAACAGGGCGATTGCGCTGGATGGGCAACAGTTAAGCAAGAATCTGATGGCTCATACACAACCCTTTCTTGCCACGATAATAAGCAAGATGCAATAGATCAAATGGTTGCCGTATCAATTAATGAAGATATGGAACCAGGTGGGGAAGTCCGAGCAGTTAACCTAGATGTTCCTCAATATATTCGAGATAACGCGGCACGCGGTTTGCAATATCTAGATGAAGGATTTGGGGGAGATGGATTAACTGAAGGCACAAAGCGTGAAGCACGCGAGATGGCCGCAGGAAATGTATCTGATAACAAAGTTCGCAAGATGGCACCCTGGTTTGCTCGCCATAAAGTAGATGGGCAAGCACCAAAAAATAGCAATCCATCAGATCCTGAATATCCAGGTGCAGGTTTAGTTGCCTGGTTGTTGTGGGGTGGAGATTCTAATTTCAGTGATAGAGCGCAAAACTGGGCGCAAAGCAAGATAGATGCACTAGATGCTGAAGCCGATTCAAGGAGTAAAATGAGCAAAAAAATCGAACGCCGTACATTCACAGTTCAGGATGTTGAGGCACGCCAAGCTGAAGATGGAACTATGCGTTTGCGCGGATACGCTGCAGTATTCAATGATGCAAGTGTTCCCCTACCATTTAAAGAAACAATTGCACCGGGCGCATTTCGCAAGACTTTGAGCGAAACACCTGATGTACGCCTACTCATTAACCACGAAGGTTTGCCATTGGCTCGCACTAAGAATGGAACTCTTACACTCAGCGAGGATGAGCGTGGCCTATTTATGGATGCAGAAATTGCAGATACAACTGAAGGCCGCGATTTGTATAAATTGGTTGAGCGCGGTGATGTAGATCAGATGAGTTTCGCTTTCCGCGTTATTCGCCAAAAGTGGAATGAGGATCGCTCAGTTCGCACCCTTACTGAAGTTTCACTAGCAGATGGGGATGTTTCAGTTGTTACCTATCCTGCATATCCAACAACAACTGTTGAAGCAAGAGAGGCACTGAAAAACGCAATGGATGCAATTAAAGAGGGCCGCGCCCTAGATGGCGAATCAACACTTGTTATTAATTCAATTCTTGAAAAAGTTTCTGAATCCTACGATAGCCTTGATGAAGGCAAAACAATGCTTGAAGTGTTGCTTGGCTTGAATACGCTTGAGCCAACTGTTGAGGTTGAAGAGCCTGAAGTTGAGCTAGAGCCAACAGATATGCCTGCAACTGCAGGCCGTTCAATTTCCCTACGCCTAGCAAAAGCAATTATCAACAACACAAAATAAGTTTCTGTTAGCAAAGCGTTAACAGATTGAAGCCGGAGCGAATCCCACACCCTAAAAGCGCCGTGGAGAGCATCGCCACCACCTCACAAATCAAAAAACTCATTGGAGAAAAATGTCTAAGTCATATCTTGATATTGCTCTTGAGCGCCGTGATGCAGTTAAGGTTGAAATGGATGCAGTTCTAGAGGCAGTTGCTGCCGAAGAGCGCACCGATCTTACTGCAGAGGAAACCGAAAAGGTTGATGCTCTCGTTGAAGAGGCACGCGCACTTGATGCAAAGATTGAAAAGTTCTCAACACAGGCTGCTGCAGATGCAAAGGCTGCTGAAGTTCGCGCTTCAGTTGCAGCAGTTGTAGCACCAAAGGTAGGCGGCGCAGTTGTAACACGCGAAGCCCGCACATACACACCTGAAGCAAATGTTTCATTCGTTAAGGATGTTTACGCTGCTCAGATCCGTGGCGATTACTCAGCGCAAGAGCGCCTAGCACGCCACACACGCGAAGAATCAATTGAGCGCCGTGATGTTGATACATCAAACTTTGCGGGCCTAGTTGTTCCTCAGTATTTGGTTGATCTCGCTGCACCTTATGCACGCGCAGGCCGCCCAACTGCAGATTTCGCAACATCAAAGCACGCACTTCCAGCTTCAGGTATGACGCTAAACATTAGCCGTATGACCACTGGAACATCTACTGCAGTTCAGGAAACACAAAACACTTCAGTTTCTGAAACTGATTCAGACGATACACTGCTAACAATTCCTGTACGCACAATCGCAGGCCAGCAGGATCTATCAAAGCAGGCAATTGAGCGCGGAACAGGTATTGATACATTCGTTGTAGCAGATCTCATTCGCTCTTGGCACACAACTGTAGATGCTCAGATTCTTAACGGAACAGGCTCAAACGGCCAGTTCAAGGGAATCCGCGCTTCAGGTGGAAACGCAATCACTTACACCGCTACAACACCAACAACTGCACTTCTTTACTCAAAGTTGGCAGATGCGTATCAGCAAATTGAGAGCAATGTTTTCATCGCTCCAACACACTGGATTATGCACCCACGCCGCCTTGCAGCAATTCTTGCTTCAAGCGACACAACAGGCCGCCCATTGGCAGTTCCAACAGGAAATGGCCCAATGAACGCTACTGCAGCAGGCGCTGGCCTTCCAGGATATGGCAACTCAGGTTACACAATCCTTGGACTTCCAGTTATCACTGATGCAAATGTTGGTACAACATACGGCGCAGCAACAAACCAGGATGAAATCTACTGCGTTGCAGCACCAGAAATGCACCTTTGGGAACAACCAGGATCACCTTTTGCACTCTCATTTGATGCAACAGGCGCTGGTTCACTCACTGTAAAATCTGTTGTTTACGGCTTTGGTGCCTTCTCAGCAGAGCGTTACCCACTCGCTGCCTCAATCATTTCAGGCACCGGTTTGGTAGCACCAACTTTCTAATCTAGAGAGTTAAAAATTGTGAAGGTTGGGTTAGTTTCCCCCAACTAGCCCAACCTTCACTTCTCAATTAATCGGGGGATTATGAAAAGCGCACATAAAGTTTCAATTGGTAGTTGTGATCCAGGTACTGTTGATGGCGGGTTTGCATTTAGCTTGATTCAACTTACTCAATCTAGGGCATCTCGATTAGGCCCCTTTGTGCGAATCAAGGGTTCAGGGCTTTTATCAAAGCAACGCAATCGGTTGGTTAAGCAATTCTTGGAAACCAAATCTGATTGGCTCTTAATGATGGATTCAGATGAGCAACTGCCAGTTTCAAGTTTTGATAAATTGGTTGAAGCGGCTCACGAAAAGGAACGCCCGATTGTGGCGGGATTAGTATTTGCAAGTTTTGAAACAGGCTTCCCATATCCTCAACCGGTTCCAACAATCTTTCAAGATGCACCTGAAGGCTTTTTGCCTTTGAACAAATACGATAAAGATTCGCTATTTGAAGTAGATGCAGCAGGCACCGGTTGCCTTTTAATTCATCGCAGCGTGCTAGAAAAAATGCGTGATGAAGCTGATGAACACCAGGGGCAAGATTGGTGTTGGTTTTGGGATGGACCTATCCACGGCAACTGGATTGGTGAGGATTTACAGTTTTGCCGGCGCGTTAGATCACTTGGCTTTCCTATCTACGCCCACACAGGCGCGATTCTGCCTCACTCAAAGCACTATTGGTTAGATGATAGGCAGCACGATATATGGAACGCATAAAAAGAATTTTAAGAATTAAGGTAAAATCAAAGGAAACTACTACCGCCGTTCCTGAATTGGAACGCGCAATGATTCCCAAAGTAGAAACGAGAATAAAGCGTGGCAATCACTAACGGCTACACAACGCTTAATGATGTGAAATCAGCTTTGAACATTGAAGATTCAATGGAAAATGCGAGTATTGAGATGGCTATTGCCACTGCAAGCCGCCAAATTGATGATTATTGTGGCCGTTTCTTTTATACAGATGGAACAGTTCAAGCCCCTGCAACTCGATACTACACACCTCAAAACTATTGGGTTTTGCCAACTGATGATTTTGTGAGCATCAGCGAGATTGCAACAGATGATAACTTTGATCAAACCTACGATACTGTTTGGACTGCTACCGATTCAATGTTTGAGCCGGTTAATAACCCTTCAAGGGGATGGCCTTTAACCCGCATCCTTGCGGTAGGTGCCTATGTTTTCCCAAGCCCACTGCCACAATCAGTACGCGTTCGCGGTATTTTTGGATGGTCTAGCGTTCCTTTTGAGGTAAAAACTGCTGCAAAGATTCAGGCTTCCCGCCTGTTCCTGCGTAACCAATCACCTTTTGGAATTGCCGGTTCAACCGATATTGGAACAGTTCGCTTGGCTGCAAAGCTAGATGCCGATGTTGAGGCTCTGCTACGCCCTATGCGCCGTAACAATGGCTTGGCTAAGTAATGATACCTAGCGAGGTTAGAAACGGCTTAAAAGCCAATCTAGAGGCTAT